TCTTTGTCTTTTTTTCCGTTACCGTTACTACCAGTAGTTAAACCAAATGTTGCGAGTGCTCCAGTAAAAACCGAAGCAGGAAAAGTTATATCCCCTCCAGGACTCTTCTTAATCATAGGTATTTCTACGTAGTTCAACGTAATAATAAATCCACTCCAAACCACAACTCCAAGACGGACAAATGTACCAAGGATCTGGATTTGATGTTCTTGATCCTCTGCAGCATCTTTCAGCTTTCCGAGGAATCCTTTTTCTTCTGTCGCTTTTGCTTCCATTTATCAATCTTACCTTGAATGAATTTTTGTAGTTTTTTCTTTATTTGATCAAAGAAAGGTGTAGCTAGAGTGGTTGTTGCCACAGCTGCCACAGCTGCATAAGTAGCAGTAGCCACCACCTCTGCTGTAGGTAGTGGCATCTCTATATCTAATATAGGAATATCTACTTTAGGTGCTACTGGTTGTTCCTCTGTAGTCTCCTTTTCTACCCCTTCAGGAGTCTGCAGATTATTCGGGGGAATCACCATAGGAACATACCCAGGAATACGGGCTGTAGGCGGTTTAAAGTCGATTTGCATCGGGGGTAGTTCTTTAGGAACAGTAGGCACCTTCAGTTTAAGTTCCACTACCTTATATATTTAAGCCAACCAGTTGTGATATATTTATTTACTCTTTTTGGAGGACGACCTCTATGGTAGAAAGTCCATGTAGCGGGGAAGATTATTAACTTCCCTGCTTCTGGCTTAACTAACGTGCCATCATAAAATTCAGTTTCTCCACCGCTGTTTACATCATTCAAGTACCAGAGATATGTCAAAGCTCTTGTAGTACTACTTAAATCCTGATTATTACCTGTGTATGGTTCAAATGCGAAATCATTATGCCAGTCATAGTAATCCCCAGGTTTTGTTTCCTGAACTTGATAACCAGCATCTTCGCAATGATCTGTTGAAGCCCAACCAACACGCACTGGAGTTGACCCAAGTTTATGAAAGTTTGTTAGCTTTACTCCTTCATTAATAAATTCATGATAAGCAGGTAAACCTGCCTCTAACGATTTAAAAAATACATCATCTTCTTCTTCCCAACCTTCGTTATAGACAGAGATATTTAAGTCTGTACTAGCTTTAAGATTTCTATCTACACCTTCAAAAGTACACCCAGGATACCTATTATTATCTTGCTTGAACTTTTTAATTACATTCTTGCAAAATGATTTAGTTAAGGCACCACGCTGTTCAAATATGAAGGGATTCTTCTGAGTCGGTAGGCTGTACGTGAATGTGTCCAAGTTCGGAATGGATCTCTGAATTACGGTGGGTGTCATGAGTTTGAGGTGGGTGAGCTAAAACGGGTGTAAGTAAGCTTGTGCTTAACAATAAATAAATAAATTTCATAATTACCAAGGAGTGCCGTATGCGTCTACGACTTTTAAATTTTCAACTAATTTAGCATCTAAATCAGCTTCTATAACAGCTACTTCAGTATCTAATCTAGTTTTCGCCCATCCTACTACTTGATCTTTAGTTAAATCTGCATAGGGGACTAAAGTATCTGGTTTATCCAAAAGGACAGTCTTCTTTGTATGATTAGACTTATCATTATCAATGGATATATCAAGGAAAACCTCAGAGACATATCCATCGGATATATCTCTTTTAAGGTCTGTTATTTCGTATATATAAGTATTAGCCATAATTAAGATTTCATAATGTAGCAAAGAGCATAGTAAGGAGGTCTGTTCTCGTGAGAAGCAGTATTACCAGAGTTACCTGTGTTACCACTAACTGACACAGAAACTGAGTGAGTATGGTTCGCACTCTGATTACCTGTATTACCACTTACGTTGTGACTATGGTCATTTACGCTGCCAGAGTTACCAGACATGTTGTGGCTGTGGTTACCAGTGTTAGTAGTATTACCACTTAGAGAGTGAGAATGATCCCCACCTCCATTTGTATCAGTAGCGTTAGATGTATTTATATCCCAAGGATAACCTTTTTTGCTCGACCTATGTGGGTTCCAAGGAGCAGAGTTAGGTGCATTACCAGCAGTCTCAGTCGTAGTCTGGGTATGCGTATGGTTCCCACTGTTACTGGTGTTACCACTTAAACCGTGGCTGTGTGCTCCAGTATTACTTGATGAGTAGTTACCTGAACCGTGGGAGTGACCACCAGCGTTGGCTGAACTGAGGTTTCCATCACCGTGACTATGGTTAGCACTCTGATTACCTGAGTTAGCGTTACCTGTAGCAGAAAAACTGTGTGAGTGACTGGTTATTTGGTTAGCACTTAGTGTTACAGTATTTGCACCACCAGTTGCACTTACGTTATAAGAACTACCAGCACCAACAACAAACCTGTCTCTTAAATCAGGTGTACCATTTGATCCGTTACATAACACCCATCCAGAAGGGATAGAGCCAGTAGAACCTGACCAAATAAGAATCATACCCTGAACAAAGGACACAATACCAGTTAGGTTTGCTCCACTTACTGCAGGTAATGTAGCAGGGAATCTAGCGTCAGGTATTGTACCAGAAGAAAGATTACTTGCGTTTAACGAGTTAATAACAGAAGAAGTTACATAACTAGCTCCATTAGTTAACTGGTTGTTATTAGTAACATTAGTTGCTGACGCTGCAATACCATTAAGCTTACTATGATCAGCATCAGTGAATACATTACTATCGGAAGCTGACTCTACAAGAGTTCTGATTTCTGAAGCTGATTGATCGGCAGTTGCACTAGCTTCAATACCATTTAACTTGGAATGGTCAGCATCTGTAAATACGTTGGAATCAGAAGCTGCTTCTACTGCTGCTCTAATCTCTGCATTACTTTGATCTGCTGTAGCTCCATCTTCTACGTTAATCATTGTACGTAGATTAGCTGGTGTGATTTCTTCTACAACACCTGCACCAGATGAATCTCTACCTAATACTCTATCTGTAGCTGATACGTTCTGCATCTTAGCATAAGTAACAGCATCATCAGCAAACTTAGCTGTAGTAACATTACCATTAAGAATCTTTGCTGTAGTAACTGCATTAGCGTTTATTCTTTCTGTAGTAACAGCATTAGATGCCAACTTAGCAGAAGTTACTGCATTGTCAGCTAATTTATCTGCATTTACTGCATTAGCAGCTAAATCTTCTGTAAGTATAGTTCCATTAACTATGTTTGCACTAGCTACGGTTACGTCTGTTGGTAAAGCTCCAGCAGCAATCTTAGTTGTTGCTATAGAATCTGTACCTAATCTTCCAGCAATAGAAGCTGAAGATACGTTTGCCATATCTTCTGCTGCTACAGGATGTCCTCCAGCTGTTGAGCCGTCATGTACGACAAGAGTTTCCTTATCAGTATCGACAGTAACTTCACCCTCGGCTCCTGTGAAACTACTATGTTGTGAGGTTGTACCTCGTCTTAGTTTTAATAATTTTGCCATTTATAGGGTTCCGAAATCAATAGATAAATTTGTACCAGCTATAGAACCAACAGTAATGTTTGGTGTTCCTGTTAATCCTGAAGCGTTTGTAGCTAGTGTTGCAGTAGCTGAGTTGCCTGTACAAGACCCAGAAGAACCAGAGGTGTTTCCAGTCACATTCCCTGTTAAATTTCCAGTGACATTTCCTGTCAAGTTTCCAGTAACTGTTCCTGTAAATGTAGGGTTTGCAATGGGTGCTTTAGCATTTAAAGATGCTGTAGTACTTGCAGCATAGTTAGCGTCATCTCCAAGAGCTGCAGCTAACTCATTTAATGTGTTTAGTGTTCCAGGAGCAGAGTCAACTAATGCATCTAGAGCTGCTTTTACGAAAGCTGTAGTAGCAACCTTAGTTGTATTGTCTCCTGAAGACTGTGTAGCAGCCGTTGTGGCTGTGTTTATAGTACCATTTAAGTCACCACTGAAGGTAGTAGCTGTAAATGTAGCACCATTTGTTATATTTTTACTATTAGCGTTTAAATGTCCACCTAATTGTGGGCTAGAATCTGAAACAAGAGCTGAAATTCCAGGAGATATACCAGTCCATGAACTACCATCGTAGTAATTTAAAGTATTACCTGAACTATTATACCAAAGGTCACCTTCAGAAGGACCAGAAGGTGTTGAAGCTTGTATCTTATACTCATTTGCATAACGGTTTACGTCAGCAATAGAGCCAGCTACTGTGTTAACATTCGCTATACTACCAGCTGTTGTAGTTACATTACTATTATTATTAGCTACTGTTGTTACATTCCCAGAAATACCTGCTACTGTTGTAACATTTGCTGAAACACCTGCAACCGTTGATACATTAGAATTATTACCTGCAACTGTGTTTATATTACTGATACTACCTGCAGCTGTGTTCACATTAGATATAGAACCAGATACTGTGTTGATATTAGCTATATCATCAGAACAGTTATCCATAGCAGTTACATTAGCCGAGGTGGCTAACGTATTCAAATCAGCTACAACATCAGTAGTTCCTAAAATAGCTAGATCAGCTACAGCATCTGCCGTCCCTAAACGTCCAATTTCTGTTGCTTTACCAGCTACAGCTGTGACATTTGAGTTATTACTAGCTACTGTAGTTACATTAGTGTTATTATTTGCTACTGTCGTTACATCAGAAGATATACCAGCTACTGTAGTTACATTTGAAGAGACACCTGCAACTGTAGTTACATTGCCTGAAACTCCCGCCACCGTTGACACATTACTGGAAATACCAGCAACAGTGTTCATATTATTGACATTACTGGTTGTAGCCAGTGTATTCATGTCACTTACAATATCTGCTGTACCTAGAGTATTCAAATCAGCCACAGCATCAGCTGTACCTAATCTTCCAACCTCTGTCGCCTTACCAGCTACAGCACTTACGTCAGATGAAATACCCGCAACAGTTGTAACATTGGAGTTATTACCAGCAACTGTAGTCACATTACTGGAAATACCAGCTACTGTAGTTACATTACTTGATATACCAGCTACAGTATTAAGGTTATTGACATTGCTTGTTGTTGCAAGCGTGTTCATGTCACTAACAACATCAGCTGTACCTAAAGTATTTAAGTCTGTTACGACATCAGCTGTACCTAATATAGCCATATCAGCTATACAATCTGTCGTGGCTAGTAAAGCCATGTCATCTACTACAGCTGTAGCACCTAATGCTTGTATTTTTGTTATATTATCTGCACAAGTTTCAATACTATTACCTGTTCCTGTAGATGCAGCATCAGTAATTAAACCAAGGTCTTCTGTATATGTAATGTTTCCTGAAACAATAGCAATATCTGAAAGGACTGATTGGCTAGGAGTAACAGCTGCAAAATTTGTACCGTCATGTACTTTCATCGCCTTATTAGAAGACGAATCAAACCAGAGATCACCTGCTGCTAAAGCGTTACCTCCTCCATCTGTACTCGGTGCTGATGTTGATATTTGATAAAGATCAGCAAAGTTACTAACGTCAGAGATGTTTGAACCAACTGTGTTTACGTTTGCTATATTATTACCAACATTATTTACATTAGTTATAGCACCACCAACTGTATTGATATTACTTACATTTGTAGCACAGGTATCCATATCGGATATAACCCCTGATACTGCAAGAGTATTCATATCGCTAACAATATCTGCCGTTCCTAATGTATTTAGATCAGATACAACATCAGCAGTACCGAGTATTGCTAGATCGGCAACAGCATCAGCTGTACCAAGCCTTCCTATCTCTGTTGCTTTACCTGCCACAGCTCCAATATCAGTAGCATCTGCCGCCACTGCATTGATATTTGTAGCATTACCAGCTACAGCATTAACATTACCAATAGATCCAGCTACGGTATTAACATTTGTAATACTCCCAGCGACTGTTGATACTTCTGTTGCTATTGGTACTTGTCTATGGAATCTATAAGTATTTAATGTCGTAGTTGTTTCTACGATCATTCCAAAGGTGGAAGCATATGTTGTGCTATTAGCTAGATCAGTAATGGTGACGGTTGAGTTACCGACAGTTCCATTAGCAATCGTAGCCACTCCTGATCCATTTGAGGTGAGGTTACTATCGAGAGCTTTAATAGATATAAGAGTTCCATACCCGTTATTAACGTCAGGGTTAGCGTTAGGAAAAGATAATTCATCTGCTATAGGTACGAATCCACCAACGTCCTCTACTAAGTCAATAATGCGATCATTAATAGCTGCTGTAGTGGCGATTGTTACGTCATTATCAGGAAAGTTATCCCCATCTTTAATAGTATCACCAGAACTTATATTAAAATACCTAGCATCTGCTGCTCCAGTAGTGAAGTATGTTGTATCATTTCCTGTATGTGAACCCTGTTCAGAGGCGGTGATCTTAGTAGCAGCTGCTAAATCTGTGGCTGTACCAGCATTTCCGCTGACATCTCCAGTGATATTACCTGTTACATTACCAGTCACATTACCAGTCACGTTACCTGTGACATTACCTGTAACATTACCAGTCAGATTACCAGTCACATCACCAGTCAAATCACCTGTGATATTACCCGTGACCCCACCAGTTGCTGTTACAGCTCCTGTAAGAGTTGAGACTCCATCAACTGTTAATGTACCATCTACGTTTAAATTAGTATCAACATCAGCGTTACCTGTGACTTGGAAGTGATCTGTAACCTGTACAGTACCACTATTTGAATCTAATACTAAGTTACCAGAGGTTGTACTGACTTCATTAGGTGCATCAAGACCAACTTTAATGTTTTTTACTTGTGCTCCACCAGGAACTGTCTGCTGTCCTGTGTGCATTGAGGTTCCTGTAACTTCAAAGTTACCTGCAACATCCAAATTACCAGCAATAAGTGTATTTCCACTCGTAGCATTAACTGTAAATTTATTAGTATTGACATCAAAATTACCATCTACACCAACAGCTCCACTTGCATTAACATCTGCTGCAGTTGTAGTACCACTTACGTTTAAAGTACCACCAACTGTTGTATTACCGTTAGACGCAGCAACCGTAAACTTGTTAGTATTAACATCAAAGTTACCGTCAACCCCTACAGCACCACTAGCATTGATAGCTGACGCTGTTGTTGTCCCTGTAACTGTTAAATTCCCGTCAAGTGTTGAGTTTCCAGTGACATCTAAGGTTCCAGGAATGTCAACATTACTTGTCCATTCAACATCAGTACCACTTGACTGTAATATCTGTCTATTACTACCTTGAGCCAGTTTATTAACTGCAATTTCAGCAGTATCAGAAATATCTGTATTTACTATAGTACCATCTACAATCTCATCACTTGATATAAATGATGTAGAAGTAGCTGGTCCTCCGAATATTTTATTCTCTATATCAAACGCTTTGTTTCTTGCTTCTTGTGCGGTAAAGTTAGACTCATCAAATGCCCTGTTGACATCTGTGTGTCTTATTGTACTTCCACCTACAAAATTAGTATAATCACTAGAACTATCCCTAGTTCTACGTTCTATTGACACTACTGCACCTGAAGGTAAAGCAGAATTAAACGTAATAGTATTACTATCAGTGGATAATGTATAGTTTTGTAATGTTACCCCAGCACTTTGTGCGGGGAAATATAATCCAGTTGTATCGTTTACTTGTGGGTGGTTAGAGTCTGTAGTACTACCAGTCGATTGACGGTAATTTAAGACCCTTGTGCCACCTGACAACGTAACATATACATCTAAATCATCTTGGTTATTCAGTTCTATGCTGACAGGAGTGAACTCAGTCGTTGAAGACTGACCTGCACTACCTACAGCATCAAATGTTTTTTTAGTTGTAACTGCCATTGATAA